TTAAACCAGCATAAGCACCAACTGCTAAACCACCAACAGCACCATCTCTTAATATAATATGGTCTTTTGTTGTATAAATATGTTCGGCGTGGGTTTCGTATGCACTGCCTTGTTGAATAATATCTCCAGCAATATTCAAATTACCACCAAGCGACATGCTCCCATCGTTATCAAGGTAAGCTTTTTCACTGGTGTCAACTTTCCAACTGGTTAATTTTCCCGTTCCCTCGGCCTTAAGCGTGATATTCAACACGGTTGAAGCATCTGCAACGTTATGTGATAGCCAATAACCGCCCTCTGCTAAGAAGCTTTCTCCGGCAATATTAAACCCAAATGTGTCTGGCAATGCTCTTATATAGTTTGTTTCATCCAAATCAACTGAAAAACTGTTGGAAACCAAAGATATGTTGTTAGCGCGGAATTCAGCACTGTCCGTACTTAAATTATAAGAAAGTACCCCATCAAACACATCACAAAGGCCTGTATTGTTATCATACGTTATAAAATTAATTCCACTTCTAGTGTCCCCAATTCCCGTAAGATTTGTCATCTCCTCTGTGGATAAAACACCAATAGTAGTTGAATACACAGTTAACCTATAATCATGCGGGTTATAAGAAATGTCCCCATTGGCATATAAATAGTTGTTAGAGACAGCATCATACAAAGCAATAGAAGAAAAATTATTATAGATTCCATATGTGTCTTCACTAAAAGTTCCAACCTGAACCCCATTGATGTGGGCATTTCCAGCCACATCAAGTTTATATAAACTATTGGGGGTAAGTGTGCCAATTCCCGCAACTCCGAAGGCTGCTGGCATAATAGATATATTGCCGAAATCATTTTTAAGAACTGGGTCCCCTTCACCTAAAATTAATCCTTTTGCATCCCAACCATCATTCTCTTTCGCAATAAATGACGCAGCTGCAACCTGGCCAGAAGAGATAAGGCCGCCAACATGGTTACTAGATATCCAACCCCCGTCCTCTGAATATCTTAAAACTTCTCCGTCATTACTCGTTGCTGGAATTGTTATTTTTGCCTCAACGGTATCAACTAGCGTGGTGATATCACATTCAATTGGGGTGCTCCCTGCAGTATTAAAAATAATTTTCTTTTCGTCGTAGTCAAGTTCAGCACTTGATATAAGAGTATCTAAAGGTAAGTCAAAAGTTGCAGTATTTAAAATAGTTCCAACAGAATTAAAAAAAGTCAATGTGACAGTAAAACTATCTAAATCAAAAGAAGCGCTGTTAATTGCCTCTTTTTGCATTTTATTTATTTTATAATCTAATACAATATAATTTTTTCCAAAATCAAATGTTTTTTCCAGCATTATTCTTCCTCCTCAAACGCGCTATCATTAATGGTATCAAGAACTTCTATCTTATATGCGTGACTATATACTACGGTATCATCTTGCAAAAGAAGTGATAGTTGAACAAACGTATATTTATTATATCAATTAAACAATCTGCTATCTTCAGGTGCAACGGTAACTTTCAGATAATCTCCTTCTTCTAAAGATTCTAATTCACAATCAATAAGACTTTTTTCAAAAACAGTTATTAATCCTTGTTTATAACTTACTTTGCAATCTTTAACTTCTGATATAGACACCGGTAACTGAAAGAAATGTATACAAGTAGCTCCGCGAACGATGCTTTCCATATCATCTTCTATTTCGAATGGGTGATTATTTGGTCATAAGGTTTCTGTAAAATCGTCTAACATAATTTATTACCCAATCACACGAATAATTCCATCAGCATTAAAAATTCGTATACCCACGTTTTTAGACTTAAAGAAATTTCTAATAATTTTTTCTTCCTCATCAGTAATAATATATTGTGTTTCAATGCCTATTTTACCAGAAGGTGTTTTAGTCAAAGCATAGTATCTGTTAGCTACGCTATTTAGACCAGAAATATATTCAGAAAGAATTTTTGGATCATTAATAAACGTATCTGCCTCATCAGAGAAGGCTTCATCGCTATCATCTGATTCCCAATACCGATCATCGTCATCGTCTTCCTCTATATCATCTTCAACCTCAACATCTATGTTAGATATATCAAAACTTTTTACATATCCACTATCAATGATGTCTTTAAGATCCATTAAATGTAAAGATTCTAAGGCATCGTCGTAGGTCTCAGCTTCAATCACAATATTTTTAATCCAGGCATCGACGCTTATATCAAACGTAAATTCTTTATCTTTCATAATATTCTCCTAGTTTTTATGCAACTAGCGCTGTCCCATCAAGGTTTACCCAGGCTGTACCATTTCAAAGAATACAATAACCAAGTGTTGAATCAAAAATAATAGAACCAGCAACAGAAACGCTTGGTCGCAACTCTGTTGTATATGATGGTAAAACAAGAGCTCCATCGGTGATAGGCGCTATACCATTTTGCGCTCCTTTTTGATTATTTAGATAATTTCTTGCCAGAACATATGTAACTATATCCATGTATAAATTCTCCTAATTCTTTTTAAAGTTCTGTCCAATATGGATCTTCATCTGGATCATTTGGAACAATAAACATGAACAATTTACCGGTATCCATTTCTAAAAAGCTTGAACCATTGCTTATTCTTGTAGCATCTAGCGGTTTTGTATCGGTGCTTAATCCTCTAAAGTCATATATCTTTTCGTTTGTTACTGATGTAATCATATTATCCTCCAATTTAAATTAGGTGTTTAACCTCATATAATTTAGCATTGAATATATATGTCTGGCTTTACTTTTAATTAGTAAAGAAAAAGCTTAGATTCTTTTACGATACTAAGCTTATATGTTTTTGTTGAATATATTATTCGTTTAATTGCTTTTTATGATTCTTTGATCTCGGATGTTCTTTACGCATCTCAATAAGATTCATAATAGCATAATTAGCTAAATCTATGAAAGTATCTTCCAAACTTTCGAAATCATTCTTAGCACCTTTAATGAGATTAGTTGCTCTATCTAATTTATTATGAAGCGGAACAAGACCTGCAACCGCACCTAATTCTTTATAGAGATGCTCAAAACTGCCGCCATAGTTAGCATTTTTCTTTGCAAATAATTGAGCCATTTCCTCAACAATTTGTCTAAATAATTCGATGTCTGTCATTTGTTTTATATCCTCGGTTATCTGCATTTGATAAGACCGTAATCATCAAGGTGTCGCTTATAGACAATTGATACATTATCATTATCATCAATGTTTCTAAACACATAGAATGCATAATCAGTATATTCTAATTCAGCAATGGCATCTTCAACTGTTATAGAGTTTAATTCAAATATCTTTTCTTTTGTGATTAATGAAAATGCTTCGATCTTTTCTACATCATGATCAATTACTGTTATTTTAATCTTATCTTTGCTGGTATCTTTTTTATTATGCTTAACTACAAGTTCTTTTATCTTGGTTGATGCCTCTTTAACTGACACATAAAAATCTTTACCTGAAGCCTGTGCTCTAAATTTATCTACTGATAAATCAACTTTAACTTTTTTATCGCTTAGCTTAGTTAATTTCACATCAACATTATCTGGAATAGTCATTAACCTAATCAACTTCTTCTCTAATGTATCCACAACAAACGTCTTCATGGCGGGAGTAAATGTAATCTTATCGCTGATAAATCTCATATTATAAGATCTCCTTTTAATCGTCTATCATTTTAAAGTCGTTTTTATAGCTTTTTTCTAGTATCTTCTTATTTTTTTTATAATTGTCGTAGAACGCTTTTTCGCCTGTTTTATCCAGTTTTATGAATAAGTATTTAAGTAGGTGCTCCGATGCAGGATGCATTATTCTTTTGCCTTCACATTTTTTGTTCCAATAATCAAGTGGAGCAGATGGTGTCCATCTTTTATTATTATACGCCTGTCCGGCTCCAACCATATCACAGAACATCTCAATGACGTATTTGTAAGGCATCTTTACACCAACAAATCCACCATCTTCTTTATCATCTAACCAAAATTGCCAGTGGTGTTTATTTCTATGATAATGATGTATCCACGATGGGCTATAACCAATCTTTTCTCTGCAGACTTCATGAGGACTTCTATCTCCGGTATAATACTTTGATATCGAGAGTTCCACTAATGAATACTTGGACAAGTCATGAACTATCCCTTGCCATACAATGCCCATCTTGAAACAAGCAGCTCTAACATATATTCGGTGCTTGCGTATTATTATCAATTGTTTGCATAGATTTTTTAACCACATATTTTGTTGATCACTCTTAATTATTTGATTTCATCTAACTCTAATACCTGAATTACATTAACAGTTTCCATGAAAGCTTCGCGTTTCATGGAAACTAAAATATCTGCAAGATGATTAATATCATCAGCAACATTCTCGACCACACCCTCTGAACGCAACCCCATGTATGAATCAAAATTGACCTCAAACAATTCGGGTGCTGATAAATCTGACTTTGTATATAGCGCATAAATGAAAAATCTGTGGTCCTCGGTAAAGAATAATGCATATCCATTTTTATCAGCGGGAAAAACCTTATCTTCACCTTTTATATCTGATATGTGATTAAATTCTCTTTTCATTTCCATATTATCGAATGTCATATCTTTCAACCAGTAAGGATATTACAAAATTTGCTTTTGTTATCTTAGCAACAGCTGTGTTTTTAAATTTACCTGTTGCTGAATTAAAATTTTCAGTGGTGTCTGATCTCCCACCTTCTTTTTGAATCACATTTAATAAAGCTGCAGATAATTCAGTACTTGAATAATCTGTTAATTCTTTTGGTTTTCTAAGACTTTCTTTATATTTTTCAAGCTGTAATTCGTCCATCTCAACATATAATTTCATTTACTATTCCTCGTTATTATAGTGAGACTGTTTTCTGTTTAGTTTACGCATAAGACGTATATGTTCTTGAGACTTAAGTTTTCTAGCAACGCTTTTTGGAACAAAGTATTCATGTTTCTTAACAGAATCTAAAATTCCATCTCGGTCAACTTCACGCTTAAGCTTTTTCAGCATCTGATCGATATCGAGAATATTCCCATAACGATCTTTGTTTGTAACTTTTGCCACTAAATTCACCACCTTTTCTTTTATGTAATAGTGATACTCATTACATAATTATTATACAATTAAAAAGAGCTTAATTGCAAGCTCTTCAATCATTAAACTGCGGTTGTTCTTTCAGCGTTATACTTGGTGATGCCTAGCTCTTTGTCATCCCATTTAGTCTCATCGCCATATACAGATAGGTAGTCTTTTACAATATTATCAGCGGCTCCATTGAAATCACCACGCAAAGCTTGATCAACATGATCTGCACAACATTTGGACCAGAAGGTAATATTATCATCCATGTATTTTTCACCAACATTAAACCCAACAGCGCGGGCTTCCCACGCATCACTAGGTATATTTCCTGTTATGAATCCATGCAGCCCATATGTTTTAGCATACTCAGACGCATGACACCAAATTATAAACAACTTTTTATCTTTTAGATACTTAGCTTCTTCTGGACCGATGCTATAACCACCACCTTGTCTATTTAATAAACCAGCTGATGTTCCATGACCTAAACAGATAATCTTATCATGAGATTCTAGTAGTTTGTGTAGCTCTTCTTTGTCAATATTTCCATCTCTCAATACATCCCAATTTTTACCTTCATATATCTGCCCAAGCATTTCAGTGGTTTTGTCAACGCAGTGAATGACGAAGGTATCTGATTTGTTTAATTTATCAAGAAAACCAGTTGACTTTGCTGGTGGAGTATATTTATAAGCAGGCGGATAATATGAACGTCCATAATAATCATCATCGTCATCATAATAGCTGCCACCATAATAACCGTTACCATAATCATTTTTAGCTGGTGGGGTAAATGTAGGTTTTGGTGTTTGTTTTTTAATGTATCGTTTTGCTATTTCTGCTTTTTCTTGATAAATGATCCGCGCAAAGAGTTTTCTTGTGTTTGAGTTCTTATATGTGTTCAAAGGCATAGATAGACAATCGTCCTTTGATTTCCATATTCCAATTAGAATATCAATATCATCAAAAATCTTATAAACAAAAGAATCTGTATCTCCGTCTTCTTGAACCAATACATATCCATCAATCTCATCAACCGTATTTTCATCATCTATGTGGCTTCCGAATAATGATGTTTTTTGATATATTTCTTTCATATTTATCTTCCTCACCTGTAATAAATTTGTCAATTAATTTAGCATATATTATAATATCATTAAAAGATAACTACTGTGCTCAGCAGCTATCTTCATGTTATAATCTGGAAAATTATTACAGATATGAAATGGTGTTCTGCGTTGTGCGAATATTTTTAGTTAATTGATAGAATTTACCATCAATAAGATTACGCATAGACGTTTGTGCAAGAGCTATTTTAGACATTTGGCTATCGCGCAAAGTCATGATTAAAGTGTTCTCAGCCGCTTTTTTGGCAAGAATGAATGTCTTATGTCCACCCAATGTCTGAACAGCGCTAATTACTTTCCAACTATCGTAGACCTGATTTAAGTATTTGCTTTTCATGTGTTTCATCTCCTTTACATAAATATTATACAATATATATACTAGAGAATCAATGAAAAACAAGAAAAATTTATTTTATATCTTTAAATTTTGGAACAATAATATTTAGACTCAATTCTGGATTTTCGTCTCGAAACTTATTAATTCAATATGTTTCACGCTGATTTAACAGTTTTCTGTCAGTAACAACCTCAACTATTTCAAACACATAATCAGCAATATTTTGAAGATTGAAGCGCTCTGTTAACAGATGTTGTCCCCACCTATAAATGGGAACATAACTTGTTTGCCCAATATAAAATTGGCCGCTAGATTTTTTACTTATCTTATATATGTACCCAACATCACCCGCTTTATCGTTAAAGATATCTCGTGTGATAAATACATCAGGGGGAAAGTCTTTATCGTTGTTATGACGAACCAATGTTTCATCTATTAACATATTTATTATTTCATTTTTATGATTCAGCATGCAGTATTTAGAACAGAACCGCATGTCTTTTATCTTAGGTTCATACTCACGCAAAACATCTGATGTAATGCGACTAGTCTTAAATTCATATGTTCCATAAAACTTGTTTAAAAGCTTTTCATTACTTTTAAACGTTTTTCCGCAATGTGTGCATTGATAATCTTTAACAGCTATATACTCTTCTGTATTATAGCAATTGTCAGATATTATGATGCAATATACATCACCATCTTTAAGCTTACCGTTATTAGCGAATTTAACATCTGGATATAGAGCTCGAATATTTTCCTTAAATGTCTCACGAGAATCAGTCGTCATGACTTCTTGATTCAATATGATATCAATACGAGCTTTGCGTTTAGATTTTGAATTCGTCAAGCTTTGTGTAACTTCATATATTCTGTAGATAAAGTTCATAGCTACTCTTTTTCACAACTATCAACAAGGTCTACCATCTGCTTTATAACTTCTAATTCCTCTAATGATAAATAAGTTATTGAACTGTCAATATGGAAATAAGATCCCTTTTCGCTGATAAGATATGGGGTTAATGTTTCCATTTGATTTATTTTCCTTCAACTTCATCAAGCAGGGTTATTCCTAATATTACTATGTTGTCGGTATTTAATTTAACTTCAGCGGCTATTCTGTCTCTAAAGTCTATGATTCGCGTTTCTGTAATACCTTTGTCAGTACTTACAAAACAGGCTCGAATATCTGTGTTCAAAGAACCTTTAATTGCAAATGATACATAATACTCTTTCATTTTAACACCTCGCTAATCGATATATTGGTATCTTATAAATTTAGCTCATAAATGCGCTCAGAAATAGTTTTTGATATATCCAACATTTTTGCTAACCTATTATATGTGTTTTCTATACCAGCCAAATATCCATTAAAATACTCAGATGTTAGATCATGCTGTTCTTGTTTATACAGCAGTTTACGCTTAGACATTTTCTCTAAATATTTTACATAAAGCTCAGGCAAATCATTCATTACATAGTTATAGACATCATTTAGCTTGACTAGGTCAATAATTGTATTTTCTGTCATAATATTCTTTCCCCTAACTTTAAATATGTTTAGGTCAAGCACGTGTTTACTTGACATATTAATATACAATTTAATAAAAAAAAGAAGTTAAACACCTTTAATTTTGCAAAAGCATTGTACTTCCTTACTCTTTTTTATTATATTTGATATAATGTTTTTATTTATTAACTTTTATGAACGTGATTCAGTGCATTCTTGCGTATCACCATCATATCCCGCTGATGCGTTATTATCTATTGGTGGAACGCTTACGGCAAACAACATGAACAGCATAAGTATCAATATAACGTTTTTATTTCTCATGTGTTATTTTTATCTCCTTTTATGTGTAGGTCTCCAAAATATTCCAGTCTTTACTTTCCAGCATTCTCTTGTAAATGTTCTAACTCCAAGAACATGTCCAATAGTAATAGCAGCATTTTCATGATTATATGTTACTGATATGTCTCCATACATGCTGCTTATATATATAAGTATTTGTCGACCAAGAAAATCTTCACAAATACTTTATCTATGACCAAATTCATCGTAAGTTCTTTCTATTACTCGCATTTTTCTTATTGACCATTTCATATTATTTATCTTTCTTTGTTAATTATTTAATTATTATTCAATTGTAGGCGTTACTAATTCTGGATTGACATGAATATTACCAACAATTTGTATTTTTGAATCAACACGTATTTCTCCAACCAGAATAACATCATCTTTTCCGTGAAGATAAAAAGCACCGCAATCGTCGCGATATGTAATGATACTGTTTCCAAGTTGTGGTTCTGTATCAACCGAAACTATATCACCCTCATAAATATCTACACCATCAGCGGATGTTATACCAATAAATTGTTCAACAATCCAATCGTCATCCATGAAGGGAATGTCAAAGCGATATTTTATTTCTTCATCGCTAACGCAGACAAAGAATAATTCATCGCCGTCAATTAACCTTTGCTCAAAAAGTAAAGGTTTACCTAAGGCAATATCATCTTTATACCAAGCCCGAAACTTTATTTCTCTCACAGCTATTCAATTACCTTTAACTATTTAATACCGACCAATGATTTTAACGCATCGTCTAAGGACAAATAATAGCTACCTTGCCACCAAGCATCAACTGGTTTTCCTATACCATTATAATCCTCTATTGTTGCGACAACAAATGGTCTATCATTCTCTGTGAATACAAATAAACCCTTATCACCATTTTTCTTTAATAATACTTTCATTGTTTTACCTATTCTCCTTTTGTGTTTGGATTAGCCACCAATGTAATTTCTACCAACACATTTAATTTTCATTTCATTAACTCTCCCTATATCAATATACAATTAAAAAAAGCATATGACTATTTTTTCATATGCCTTAAATTCTAGAAATTTAATAACTACTTACTGTATTACCAGCGAATAGACATCCCACGAAGCTTTGAAGTATCATCATTTTCATATTCAAACTCAATGTTATATCCAGCTTCTTCTAGTTCTTTTTTTACCTTCTCAATCAATGTTGAACTGTGCATGAATAATCCCCATTCAAGCTCGCAAACACCTTCTTTTGAAAGTTCTCTAATCTCTTTATATATGCGATTAGATAAAGCGTTTGTCGAATCGGCGATTGTTCTTGCGTCTACAGCTAAAATTTTTCTATCTTCCATACTTTCTCCTTTTCCGCTAACCGGCTAATCTGCTATGGACCAGATCGGGAGCCGGGATATATAATAAATGCTTATCTAGAATAGCGCATTTAATTATTTTAAACATATTGAAACTTTTTTTTGCGACGACCTTTATCACCATTTCGTTTTAATAATATTTTCATAATTAATTACCTCACATGTTTAGTAAACTCGACAATATAGTATACAATATATGAATAATAAAATAAGTTAATCATCTAAAATAACAGCTATAACTTCTGCGCGTCCTTCATCATAATCATAATAATTGAACAGGTTTTTCATAATTAGATATTCTTCTTCATCCGGTTGTTTATTATTTCCCATAAGATTACAATAATTATTTTTATCACTTAAATGTAGTGCATCTGCAGATGCTTGAGCTTCTAACATGCACTCAATAATCTGGTCGCTCAGTTTTGTTTTTGGTCCGCTCATATATCTCTAATTCTCCGTTTATCTTTTTATATATTCTAAATTATACAATTAAATCACCTATTTCTATTTCTGTTCGCATTGGATTACCAGAAGCTTTAAACGCCCGCTCTATTCCATACACATAAGTATTATCAATTTTAAATTACATTAATATATTCTCTTAGCTTTTCCGAATGTTCTATACTAGATTATATAAATATATAGTATGTTAATAGTAAAAAAATAGTATAACTATTCAATGTACCCTATTTTCTTCTTATTTTTCTTTTGCTGTTTAAGCATAATTCTCCTACTTTCTTCGCGATGCTTATTTAGCTCTTCAATAGTAATCTTGAATTCGTCAACCTGTTTTCTTATTTCATCAAGTGTCTTTCTAAGTGATGCGCTTTCTGGATATTGTTTATCAATATCATCTTTTATACATTTTAGAATTTTATTTAGCGGTGGATTTTTAATAAACACAATAACCCACAGACAAATAAGTAACATAAATAGGCTTATAAATAAAGGAATAAGCTCGAAGTGTCCTCGCAGCATAAGAACAACGCAGGAGACAATAATGAAGGAAGTTAGCACAATAACAAATACTACGAACGCATAAAAGCGGCGCAATTTTTTCATTTTTACATCTCCTATATAATATATTTGTAAATTTATAGCGCTAGGTTATCTACTATAATACCGCGCCATTTCTACATATATTTTAGCACTTTTCTACATTAAAATTATCAGACATCAACAGCATAATAACTATAAAACTTATCTTAATTACCAATAGTGAACATCAGCTCCAAGAACAGGTTTAATTACCATCTCAAATGTTCGAATATATGTGTCCATGTTACCATTTTCATCTGTTCATACTTTACATTACGGTTGTAAAATTATAGTTTTCATCATAACTAGATATATTTTTTCCATAAGCTAATGCTACAAGCAATTCAAGTTCACAACCGCGAATATTCTTATGAACAAAATCAACATCCAACTTTGTATCTTGAGGTGCAACAAAATTTTCTGGAATGTTATTCATGTTCCAAAATTTTGCTTTCTTCAGACACGCCTTACATACAACCAAGTTATTCAAACTGCAAGTGTCATAATGAATATCGAATATTGTTCCGGCTTGATATTTACCACATAAAGATATTGATTTGCTTTTATTAAAACCATCCGGGAAACAATGATTTTTTCTGGTTACTCCCGCTATAGTTCCATCTTTATTTAGAACTGGTTTCCCCCAAAAAGGGGACGAATATACCGGACTATAATCGCTCGTTTCTAGCACCCCTGTATTCGATTTCATATTCAGGAAAGTATTTCATAAATGTTTTTTTATTCTTTTCATATTGTATTTGGAATATCATCAAATCATCATTGATAACTTCCCATGATAAGATAACACCACATACTTTCTTTTTTGGTATCCAAACCAAATCACCAATTTTATATAAATAATTTATCATTGTTATTCACCTTCTAACAATTCGGCATCTTCGTGTATATTTCCAACAACTTCATACCAAGTGCTATCAACAGAAATAAAGGTTTGAATAACGCTGCCACCCTTGATAGCAAACATCGCCTCACTTTCCTCACAAACTACAACCCAAAAGTCCTCTCCATCATCAAGAATATCTCCTTCATAAATTTCAACGTCATTAGCGTCTTTTAAACCGGTACATTGCTCGATGATATAATCTTTTTTGTCATGTTTATATAATATTCCCATTGTAGTATCTTCATATAAATCACCATTTGTATCTATTAAAAAATTGTCTTTTATTTCAGTGTTCTTATAAAAAACTCTAAACTTTAACTCTCTCATTTCTCATCGCTCCAATCTAGCGCTTCTTTCGGTGTCATTTGTTTCATTATTTTACCTCCACCACTTTCTTGACATGTGATGTTCTGAAAACCATATTTGATTCGGTTAGGTTATACCATTTTGGATTCTTGAAAAATCCATCTCCGATTTGTAGCACACCTACGCAGACATCGTTGTCAAATAGTGTGACTGCAACTCGCTTGCCGAGATACTTTTCTAAATCTTTGCGTTTCATTATTTTAATTCGCTCCAATCTATCGCTTGCCCACAATCCTTTTCAGGGCAAAAATAATGGTGATAACCAATGTATTTTTTACAACGAGGGCAACGATAATCGGTATAGTCAAATTTGCTAGCACCTTTATTCTTTAAAGCCTCATCAATCTCAACAATAGGTTTCATCGGTTCAGACTTGGCGACTAAATTTTCAATTAAGTCATGTGCTTTATGAAAAGATGTATATGTTATTTTAAACATATAGCCTTGGGAGTAATCGCCGTTAGATAACTCTATACCATAATCATTAATAATTTTCCAGGCTTCTTTTGGTGTAATTTCTTTCATAGTTACAGTCCTCCTATAATATATATTATACGATATTTTTTTGTGATTTTAACATTTTATATAAAAAAACCATGATATTTGTTTTTCCATGGTTATAATTTTTCATTATTCTTGATTGATGTATTATGTTGATTCAGTTGATTATTACCACTACGCATTATCTGTATTCGACCTGGTATAACAACTTCTAGGTTGCATTGGTCGCAGCATCTATCAGAAGGGTCCCAATCAATCCAGTTATCAGTAGAGTCTAGAGCTCCTTGTGGATTATGTCCAAAACCATCATATTCTTTTCCGCAAATGCAGCAGGTATATTTCATAGGTGAGCTATCTCCTTTTATCTACATATATATTATAAGATAAAATAAAAGGTAAATCAACTATTTTATTCAAAATAATGGACACTAAAATCTTTGAGGGCTATTTCTTCTTCTGGAGTCAAAAGTGTATCTTCAACTCGCTCTGGTTTATCAATATAGTGAGATTCATCTGCTGTATAATGCTTTCCCCTCTCATCATAAAATTGTTGAGCCTTATACTTACATCTAAAATAATGCTCTTTTGATATTAACTGATCACCCTCTGCCAGCAAACGATGTTCGACAACCTTCCAATACACCATATAGCACCAACTCCTATAAATCTATTTATAAAATATAATACATTTACTGATAAGATATTTCTACTAGTCTTGGTTTTTCTTCTTTAATTATTTCTTCGAAATCAAATTCTTCTAGGTGTTTAGCAAAATACGGTTTTTGTCCTGGATAGCCTCTGTCTTCGTCTTCATATAAAAAGTCTTCCAAACTATGTTTTACAATGCTGTAATCATCATAGGCATCTTCATCATAAGCTTAATTACAGGCTAATTAAATTCAGTGATCTTGACTTTCCAACCATAACAGTGTGCGGCTTCAATATAATAATTATCGATAACTTCAACCATATAATTAAGATCATTGTCAGCGAGGTAGGCATCAATCATCTCGACGATATGGTCGATTTCGTCCTGATTAAAGAAGTATTCAGGATAGATTAATTTTAGGTCATCGCTTCTCCACATCGGAACAGTAAGTGTTCGAGGGTTGCTACCATCATTGTCGACGATATCAACAGTTTTAGTTAAAGTGTGCTCTCTGATGAATTTGATTAAGTTGGTTCTGATTTCATTTTCCATATTTTTCTCCTCTTTTTTTTATATTTATATTATAATACATTTCTGTTTATAAATAAACTGCTTCATATTCTTCTAATGCATGATAAAACTTAAAAGAAAACATATCTTGTTACGGATATGTTGTTTCAGATGTGTTTCTTATGCTTCTTTATCGTCTTCGTCGTCATCTTCTCTGTTAGCTAAGTCTTCGAGTTCTGTAACAACCTCGTTATATCGTTCAAGGTAACGAATAATATAACTAATATCTCCACTTGCTCTTATCCCATACTCTTTGTTAAGGCTATCTTCTACATCATGAAGAATGCGTTTCAAGACGTCTTCTGCTTCAGCTTCATCTTTTTCATCAAAAACATTATCGGACACATATTCGATATCCCAAGAGTCGAAGCCGTTAGCGCGCATAAGTTTGGCAAATTCAGTTTTGTTAATTTTCATTATATCATCTCTCGATGCTACAGATCAGACAATACTTTCTGGTTACGTAGGTTAAAAGCTTTATTTAAAGTTCTGATTAATTTTGGTGATTTTCATGTTGCTATACTTTCATGTTAAAGTACTTATTTAGCATTTGAATTGTTCTTGAGGATTCTTCACGCCAGACTCTGCAAACATCACCTCTCCAATCAACGTTAAGGTAAATTCCATTTCTGAGTCTAATTACTTCTCCACTTATATCATCAATAAAGTAAATAGTTAGATCGATTTTATCTTTGTTAAGCCTGTAACCGTCTAAATTGCCGTCATTTAGTTTTTTAATAAATAACGCCCAGCCTTTTTCGTCATGCTCATCATCAACAAACACGTCAAATAATTCTTCTTCTTCTACGACCTCGATCATTGGTTTTATCATACCTAAATCAACAACATTAACTTTCATATAATAATCTCCTTTGTTTATAATATATCAGATACTATATTACATAATAATTTAGCTATTATCTAAGTAACTAAATTTAATATATTCAATCATTTCATCATAACCGCTAACGATGCGGTCAATTTTACAACCAACAACCCAATACACTCCGCTTTCCATCAAACAACCAACATAACAACCCTCTTCACCACTATCAACGTCAACAGCGGTAAAAATCATTTTGCAATGGTCATTTCCATCATCAAAATCGGTAATGTTGTATCCATTTTTTTCAGCAAAATCTTCAATTCTATGTGACATTATCATTGGGTTAATTTCCATTATGTTAATTTCTCCTCTTTAGGTGTTTTATCTACTATATCATTATTATATATGATTATAGATAAAAGTTCAACTCAAATATCCAAAGATAATGGTGTTGAACAATAGTATAAAATTAGTAGTGTATTTATAGTTATATATTCTTAATAATTTTTGCAGTAATGGAACAGCTTCCATCTTTTATGTTTGAGCTTTTAAACTTAACATGGTAACTATTCTTATTCAAACGTTTCTTAATTATAGTTTCACCATTTCGGCAAGTTATATCATCCGCGTATGCAATTTTCAATGCTTCGCGACATTTATCTAACGTTTCGAAATAGGTAATGTCAACATAGTCGTCATCACCATTTTCAAATTCTGCGTATCTAAGAATTGAATATGCCTTCATAATTATGACCTTTCTTATTTGATAGGATGCACAAGGACCCTATAATGACGAATCTGCCCGTGTTTTACATTAACGATGATATTTGTGTTGTAGCCACCCGCCACAATCGTTTCAATTTTGGCGCCACCTTTATCACCATAGATGCGACCGTTAAGTGTTCCATCTCTTCCAACATTCAAATTTGATACATCATCAATCTCGCCTACGATATCAGTTACCTTGTCAACCAGGTCGAAGTAACGATCATTCATATAATCATCGAGGTATTTGCGGAACTCAGTATCATTACGCCTAAAGCCTTTATCTAATGCAACTT